GGAACATCAGCAACAGATATCTGATTGTCGGCCTGCCCTATGAGGTGATACTTCAGGCCATAGGTTTGCATAGCAAGATCAAACATACTGTAGGTAGGGCATGTCCACAGTTTTTGACATAATCCCTCTATCCCAGCACTGTGTTCTGGCCATAATAAATCGGATTCAAAGAATCTAGTAAACATCCCTGGGACCTCTGCTCTATGAGCATATAGGGGTTTACAATCCCTTAATCTGAGAGACATGATACTCTTATCAAAAAAATGATGAATCACAGAATAGCAACCCGGCATATCAAATATGTCCTCTATGTCCTGACCAATTGGATCCACCACCTCAGCATGGAATCGACCATTCCATCCCGCAAGATCAAACTCATTGTATAACTTAACATAGGTTTCATCATCTCTACTCTGGGTCACATTGAAGAATAGTTCCTGTGTCTCTATCTTAGTTAAGGTCATGGTCTGTGGGGGAAGACATGGGAATATTGATTCTGCTAAGTTTGCCTCAGTAGCTGTAAAGAAAGCTCTCATCTCAAAGACCATCATGCCAAACAATCTTGGTTCCTCTTTGAATTCCCTCTCCTTAGGGTACAAGGACACAATCAGCCAACTAAACGGGATATCACCTGAGCATACCCTGTTCACTATTTGTCTGATAGAGATTTCAGGACGTGATAGCATCTCCAATAATAGTCTTTTATGACTACGAGTCTTCTTAGACTTATCCCATGTAGCAGTGAACTCATCCCTATACAGAGATATAGACTTATCATCCATCAGGTCGGTAAAATTTGGAAAGTAATTAAATTCCTGATTCTTCTTGAACCTCACGTTATTCCAGTCAGATAGTGGATAACTGAAAGGAGTGATGTTGAGCTCATTCAAGGTATACAATCGATGCAAACCAGACCCTACTTGAGCATTGCGGAAATCCAGAGGGGGCCAGGCGGACTTTTTACGGATATATCCTTCAGTGTACATGCGACAGAAATTGTTCCTAACCCGTGATATGTGAAAAGGGTGGTAGTTCACCTTGACTCTTGCGTTCTCTCTCACTTTCTTTCCTCCTGCTTCAGGATTAACTATGGGATGACCAGACAACTTCTGAAGTCCAAATAGTTCAACATCTTCATGCAGAGGTCTTGCTTGACATAAGATTAGTTCGAGTTCATCGACCAATGGGCTTGAATCACCACTGATGAGACTCTCCTTGGATCTAGCTACAGTAAGCATGGCCTGATGTGACCCATCTCCCCCAAACACAGGATCACTTTTCCGTATGAGGTTTGTCTTTGTCAAGGCTTCAATGTACTTTCCAACTTGGTACCCTCGGTTCCCATATGTGGTGAGGCATTTAAGAAACCATTGCAAGAGTTGTTGAACAGTGACTAAAAGATCATATGAATCATGAACCCACAAACATGCTAGACAAGCATTGAATCTTCCATATAACATATCCTTGATCATTAAAATCTGTGAGTGGGATGCCAGATATACAACATCACCTCCAGATAGTGATAGGAGGACAACATACTCATTCCCTGTCAGGGTATTTCCATCAACCTCATACTCGATCATGACCCTGGATCCCACAGCCCTACTATTAGTGAGCTTGTTCAGATAACCCTCATAGAATCTCATATGAGTATAAAACATGGGGATACTCCCTTCAATAGGGCTCCTTGGGACCAAGGCCTCAGCTCTGGAGGAAGGAATTCCCCATTCAATCAGTCCTCTAATAAGAACATTGGTGACAGAGGTGGCATCTTTCCAAGCCGTGAGGATCTCCCCTGACAGGTCTTTTAAGACCATAGAATCAAAGATCCCCTCATACTCGAAGGGCTCCAATGGCATAAGGGATCTCCCATTAACAGCCCGT